CCAGTTTTTGCAGCAAAAATTTCAAAAATCTGAGAAGCAGAAATAGAATAATTTGTATTATTAAAAGCGTTATTGTCGGTAAAAATCAAATTTCTATTTATATCATAGAAATTAACATAAAAACCAGAAAAACCCGCATCACTAACAAAATTGGTTATGATGTCTTTAGTTACTGGTCTTTCAACAGTCCATAATAAATTTATATCTTTCTCTGCTAATAAACCGCTTACAAATGGTGTTTCTGGATCAATTCCAAAGGAATCTGGAGAAAAATTATTATTTTTAGAAGAAAAAGCTCCATTCAACGATAGATCAATGCTTTTAATTTGAAAAGCTTGACCATAATCAATTCCTGTATTGCTTATAAATGCCATATTCTATTTTACACATTAATTAAACGCATGTTTGAATCAAAAGCGTATAAATCAATATCAAAAGAGATTCCGCTATTACTTTTTAGACTTGTGTTTTCTCCAAGAAAAACAGTTACTTTAGATGGATCATTTTTAAATTTCTTGAATTTAAGAACTTTACCATCTTTTATTATTGTACAATAAAGACCATGAACATAAGGAGATGTCTGTAAAACAGAGAATAGGGAAATAAAGTTTATTTCAATACTTAAATAATTAGCTATATTAAAAGAATCTGTTAAAACTTCAGTTTCAATATTAAAAGAATAATCAAAAATAGTATTGTTAGCTTGAACATAAGAAAGCACAGTTTGTTTAATATTACTACTTACAACAGAATCTGAAAATGCTGGACGAATATAATCGTCAGTTGCAAAAACTATTTGTTTTTTATTATATTGATTTTCATCTATATATTGATTTTTGTCAACTACTTCAAATTTCTCTGGATTATATTTTAAAGCTGTTATACCATAATTATTAGTCGAAGATTCATTTATACCTATAATACGGTATAAATCTTCTTGTTCTGCATCATTCTCCAAATATATAGAAAAATTAGCATCTGCTCTTAAATTAGAAAAAGAGCCGTATGATGCTAAAGGATATCTAGAAAAATTTACTTCTGTAATCCTAGTAAACTGCGTATTGAAAGCTGCTACCGCTAAGAATGGATTACCTTTAGTTCTATTGATTGGATCTGTTAATTGTTTTCCATTTAAATAAAAAATCACCCTGCTTCCATCATATGAGATAGATAAAAGATCTGATGAAGTTATGGTTTTATTAAAATTAAAAGGAGAAGCAAAAGTATAACCAGGAAAGATACCTAATAAATTACCACTATTTACATAAAAACTATATTCTATATCAGTATAATCATCTGTTAATATATTTTTTGAAGATAAACCGCAAACAAGTATAGATGATGGATACTCAACCTTAAAAGACAATAAACAATCTTCTTCATAACTTTGTTTTGTAAAAGCTTTCTTATCCCAAGCTGCCGCCGAAATAAAATCAGAAGATAAAGTTCTTCCGTTATTTGTAGAAACTGTTTTATTTTTTATATTCCAACTAAAATAATCGTATGGCAACAAAGTTAATCTTAAATCAGAATTACTTGCTTCAAAAATTGAAAGCGTACTTTCTATATTTTCGTCTCCAACTATAGATAATACTTTTATTCTCTTTCCTAAAACATCATTCTTCATTTCCCTATCGATATATGCATAATTATTTTTAAAATCTAAAGATGTTATTTTACCAAATTCTAATTTAGAGTTTTTTAAATTGTCTGCCACTCTAATGATATCTCCAATTTTTAATAAAGTAGCTTCTATACCAGTAGAAAAAGTTACTGTTTGAGATTCTAGTTTGCCAGTTGTTAAAAACCATTTACCAATACGTTCTGCTTGGTATTTTGAAGTAATACCAAAACCAAGAATTTCTTTTTCAATAATACCATATTTTTTTATTAGATTAGCGTCTTCAATATAAGTAACTTTATCTTTAAAATTGTCTTTTTTATCTAAATAAGATACTTTCGCCACTGAAAAAGATGATTCTAAATTAGAAGAAGTATAATTAAAAAATCCATCTTTAACATTAGAGTTTGTAAATACATAAGAAGTTGGTTTTTTTACATCTGAATTTAGACTCAAGAGTCCATTTTTAAAATAAAAAATACCTCTAAATACAGATGATAAATCTGTTAATATTTTTAAACCTTCTGTCGCATCATTAATATATATGTTTGCCGAGAATCTTGGCTCAAGAAAATCGTCATAATCAGGATGTTTCGCTACGCATTTTCCCGAAGATACTTTTAAAGAGCTATCAAAAATCTTTTTATTCCTAAACGATACAGAAACTGACTCCGAACTTGAATTAAATTCGTTATTTACTGGATTAGCTATATTTGCTAAATATGAGATAGCATAATTTTTTGCATTATCTTCTGTATTTAACACAGATGGATTTCCTGAAATATATTGTTTTAAAGAATTATAGAATCTACCAGATATATCTGATTCAATAAATTTTCTGATTCCAAAATCATTGCATAATTTTATCTTAACATTATTACCATTTTTAGTAACTGAAAGAATTATCTTTTTAAAATTGATATTAATGTTTTCATTCAATTCATTTTTTATATCATATAAATATATTATACTTTTCTCTGGATATCTGCTTCTTAAAACATTAATATCTTCTGTAGAAACAAAAGAAATAGTATTATAATCTGTTTGATTTATTGATAGATTATTATTAAACGTAAAAGCATCTTCTTTATATTTTGTTGCTGCATTTGTTATTACTAATTCGTCACAATATTTAGATATTTTATACAATTCCCATTTATTTAAATCATTTTCTGACATTGCAGATTTAGCAAGCCCATAACGTCCATTTACACAGAGATCATAAAAAATCCAAGCTGGATTATCTGTCCATCTTAATAGTTTACTAAAATCACCACTCCAATCATTATCATATTCTCTAACATCTGGATCATAATTGTTTGGAACTTTAACTTTTAATAATTTACAATCAAAACTTCTAACTGGTATACTTGTAAAATGTTTTGCACTAACTATATTTTGACAAACTGCTGAATAAGGATAAGAAAATGCATAATCAACTTTTTCAACTATAGAATCAATTGAAAAACTACGAGAATTATTAGTAGCTGTTCTATTTTTTTCTCCAAAAGCTGTTATTCTTTTTTCAACGCTATATACATTAATTAAATATTCTGGTGGATTAGATGATAAATTAGCTGCTCTATTGAATTTAATTTGAATTGGTATTATTACAGGATTACCTTTTGCTACGAAATATGCTTGAAAATAAAAATAATTGGTTACTCTTTCTGTTAAATTAGTGACACAAACTACAAATCTAATATTATTACCATATGTATCGCCTTTACCACCAATATAAAAACAAGAATCAATTTTTACATTAACAGTTGCACTTGTTATATATTTATTTTTTACATAATGTGAAAAGTTGCGAGCTTTATTTTTAAGAAAAATTAGAGTTTGATATGTATCATTTTTCGTCAAATTTGTAAATTCTTCTCCTATATATTTTTGAGATAAAGTATTGAAACTAGCTATTCCAGGATCTTGATCTAAATCATAAACTTTTGAATCATAAGTATAAACAGAACTTGAGATATCATTAAAATTATTAACTTCATTACCTAAAGATAAAGCAAAATTTGCAGCAGTAAGATTTAATAAGTTAGTTTTTTTATCTTTTACAGATATATCATTAAAATAAACACCATAAGCCAAAGAAGAACTTCTATCTTTAACTGAAGAATTTAAATTTATATAATTAAGAGTATTGCCATCTTGATCAACAAGACCTTCTATTGGTCCTTCGCATAATAAATCATTGCTTTTATAAAATGATTCTGTATCTAAAGTTGCATTAGCATCTGGAAACTCTGACGCTAGACTTAGAGTATTAATTAATTCCTGTTCTATATATATCTTAACAGTATTAACTGCAACTGAACTAGTAGAAATAGAAGAATTATTTGATTGTAAATTAGGGTTTGAATCAGAATTTCCTTGTTGAACTACTGTTGTAGATCCAATTGTAGAAGAATAATCTCCTAAATTTTCTCTCTCCATGTCCTCAAGTAATCTAACTGGTCTATAATCTGTAGCTCCCATATTAATTATTATTAATTTTATTTGTTAAATTTATATCATTAGCTATAAGTATACTGCCAATTTTTAATCTTCCATATCCAATTGGAATAGCAACGTTTCTTTTAGTAACGTTTTCATATCCAGAAAATAATCTAGAATTATTTTTTATATCTTTTGGTGCTTTTGGAGTCATTAAAGAAGTTATTAACATTTGTATACCAGTAGATATTGCAATTAATAATAAACCAATTAATATATTTATTGTTACTGGATCTAATGATGATAAAATCAAAGGTACAACTTCAATCTTTGAATCTTTTTTTAATATAGGAGAATTTAAATATTCATGAGGAACTGGTTTATCATCTACATATATGATAAAATGAGTTAAATATTCTTGAAAATTACCTAAAGCTTCTAGCAATTTACCAGAATTAGCTTCTATAGCTTCAAAAGTTTCAGAAATGGTTTTTACATTTAAATTCCATTCTGTTTTGACATATTCCTCAAATATACCATGTAATTTAACGTTTACCATATATTATACTATTTTACACTTCTTTTCTTTAAATATTTTATTGGCGACATCATATACTATCATATCTAAATTATGATATTTTTGATAGAACAAGTCTATCTCAGAAAAATCTGAACCAATGGGATGGCTATGAAAATAATATAATATCTTATGGCTATTTTTTATAGATAAATAATCTTTAGGTGAAACTAAAGCGTATTTCTCTTTTTCTGGATGCTTATTATCAACTTTAATAAAACTAACTAAATTATCTTTTTCTATAATGAATCCACACACTTCTTCTGTTGGATTTTCATTTGAATAGTTTTTCAATTCATTGTATATTTCATGTTTTAGTTTCATTATTATAAGGAAATGTAGCGGGAAACGCACCAAATGGTAAATATGGTTTATCATTTGTTAATGATGTGTTATTTGCAAATCTCAACATACATCCACGCAATGTTCTAGAACACTTGTCTTGCTTCCAAACATCTGTATTATTTAAAGGATTTTTATTCGTATTAGACTCTAAGCAAACAAAATAATTTTTTGGTTTATTTAGTGAAACTAAAACGGCTTCATTATTTTCTAAATTTGTATCTGAAATCGCATCAAGATAAACAAAATCTCCAGCAACGTATGATGTAGTTGATAACCACTCCCCTTTATAAGTTAAAGAAGTTAGATTATAACTACCATTATAAGGCAAATCATATAAATCACCAGAATTAGTATCGTTTGTTTTCTTAACAAAAACTTTATCATTATCATCTGCAACTGGAACTCCTAGATAACTATTAAAGCTACCACCAACAGTTACAGGCAGTTTTGGACCAGAATAATTTTTATTATTACCATAATTACATCCATAACATCTATAATTCCAAGAGCATGTATCATTCGTTATTTTTCTAGCTGGAATCGATAATGTTTGAATATCTATTTTTGTAACAAGCTCCAATTCAACAAGATTTAAGTTTTCAGCAACCTTAGCATTTATAATAAATTTATCAAATGCAATATAAGTATTAAAGTTGGATATTCCATATGGATTAATTCCATTTTCAAAATTTTTAGCATCCAAATCTCTTGCAAGAATTTTTTTTCTGTTACAATTTTTACCTATAAGATCGTTTCGATCTTGCATTATTTTTGAGAAATAATTATTTATATTTCCTATTTGTAATTTAGGTCTACTTTGTCTTCCATCTGAATTTGTTTCGTATGAAGAAAATTCACAAGGGATAAAGATATATTCTTTGCCTTGAAAATATAAATTCTTGTCGAAATTTTTAGAACCATGAAATCTTAAATATCCTTCATTTGCATCTAATTCAATTTCAAACAAATCTATAATTACATAATTATTAAGTTTAAATAAAGTATTCATTAAATTAAAGATATTTTTCCTGCTAAATTAAAAACGTTTGGCATTTTAATCTGGCTCGAAATAGTTAAATACTGATTTGCTGTTTCACCTGTAAAGAGTTTAATATAACTTTGCAATAAACTGTTATTTACTTTTCTGTTTTCATCGTCAAATAAAACTCGATTATACAATAAAATATCAAAGAAGCTTGTAGTCATTGACGAATCACTATTTTCTAATCTGAAAGTTGTATTTAAAATAGAAGACAAAAAGTTTGTTAAATTTCTATTTTGCTGTGGTGTATTAAAATTCAAATCATAAAACGTATGTAATTCTCCATTGACGTAAATTGAATATGTTGTATCATTCCTTTTTATGTTTAAAATAAAAGGATAAATTAACAAAGAAGGATTTAAACACTTAGATATTTGATAATAAGAATTAGACGCATTCGCATTGAACAAGAAAAAATTATTACCACTATTTTCTATTTTATAGTTATACAATAAAGAAGTAAAGAAGTTAAATACATTAGGCTCTTTTGAATATGTATTAAAGAAATTTGGTAAAAAAGCTCTATAATTAACTTGATTAGTGCTAATATTTTCTGAATTTGCATACCAATTTATCATGCTAAAAGCTTTTGGAGTTGTAAAAGTGCCACCAAAACAACCTACAATAAATAAATCAAAATTTTTACATGTTTCTGAAGCTGAAGATATTGTTCCAGCTAATTTCTTATTAGAGAATGTTAAAGCTTTATAACCTGTAGAATTAAAATTACTTGCGTATGTAATACTACCAGATCCAGAAACCGTATCTAAAGTAAAAATCGTGCTTGCATTTATATTTTTAGCGGCCCATGATGGAGTATTAGTGATATCAGCATTAGATAATCTAAACAAATAATCAGAAGGGATATCAGCATTATAAAAAGAATATCTTAATGAAGAGTTAGAATATTTTTTTACTATATTTCCTGCTGTAGATAAAGATCCTGGCATTCTAATAAAAGCAGCATTAAATGGATCTTTATAATTAGGATTAAATTGACTTGCCACATCAAAAATTTGAGTTGGCGGATAAAAATTACCATTACTTTTATTAGGAGCATTACTTCCTATATTTATAGTATTTAAATAATATCCACCTGATCCATCTTCTCCATAACCAGCATTACTTGAAAAAATACTTGCTGCTAATGTAGTTTGATATCTATTCGTATTATTTTGCCTTGCTGCTTGAGCATCTCCATAAAATATATTATATTTAGTATTTTGCCCAAATTTATTATATCCCCCATTTAAAGGATAAACAACATCTTTTATAATATTGTCTGAACTTACGCCATAATATGGAATAGGACCACTAAAATAAACTATTCCAGCTTTATTACCGCCACCTCCAGCAGCTACAAAACTATTTTTTTCTGAATATATGTTATAAATAAAATCTGTTCTATCGTCTTGAGTTTTAGCATTTAAGTTAAAAACATTACCACCAGATTTCGAATCGCTAAGAACTGGATTTTCTTTTTGATACTCGTTGGTCGTATTATTAATAATCTTAATTATATAATTAGAAACATTTTTATAATCATATAAATCTGATGTTATGATATCACCACCTTTTCCAATATTACCAACTATTCTACAATTATAAGGAATATAGAAATTTATAAATGTTCCATTTGCATCCCCACTAAAATTTTGTAAAATCTGATTGTTGAGATTTACAGCATAATTGTTTTCATCAGACGAAGAAAAAGTCGATTGATTTGGAAAATATACATTAACGCCAGAATAAAAAAGTAAATTATTTGAATTATTATTGGCTTCTAGAATTTTTGTATTTAAATTGAAATTAGTATAATTACCATTTTGAATATACACATTCAAAGCTTTTTTATCAAATCTAATATTTAAATTAGTGCCAGAATTTCCATTAATAACGTCATCCGATAATTGTTCACTTATAGACTCAATTCCTGTAGCATAAATACTTATACCTGTATTATTAGTGCTATATGTATAAATTCTTGCATAATAATCAGTCTCTAAAGCTAAACTCGGAAAGTCTTTTGCAGAAACATTAACAATATTTTCTAATTCTGGATACCCATAATAAGTAGCAAATCTAGGATTATCAGTAGTATTTTGAGATTTTGTTATTCCAGTTGTAAATACAGTATTTGTGGCAAAATTAGTGCTTGTAGCAATATCTAATCGATATCCAGTAAAATAATAATTTTTTAAAGTTCCGGTTCCAGTTGGCGGATACCAAATAAAATCATAATTTATTCCATTTATTATATCATAATTCTTTAAAGCTACAAATCGACGAACTGCTCCAGCAGTGTTGCTTATTATTCTAGATCCAGTTATTTCAAGAGTAATTAAACCGCTTGGATCAACAGAACCGTCTTCAACTGACTGACCAAAAATACTTATCTCAGTCGTTTCATTGCCAGTTGATGCAGTTATTTGTGGCTTATATAAAATATCAAATTTCCCTGTTGATCCATTGTTTACAATAAATTCATCACTAGAAACACCAAAAATATCTGTATTATTCTCTACTGTTATTTTGTATTCTACATCTGAATTACCACTATTATATATTATTACTGGATAACTTGATCCAAAACCAGTTAAACATTCTCCAATATGCTTGCCAGTTGTATTTACATATATCATAGTTGTATTAATGTATTGAAAAATATATCAGATTCAGTTAAACCTTTGAATTCTATAAATTTTATTGATATGTCGTGATTATCTTTAAATTTATAAGTGTGATTCCATTCTGGAGAATAAACATTTATTAATTTATTATAAGGTGTTGGCAAAGTCATTTCAAAAATTTTAAAACCACCATTAACATCTAAAAATTTTAATATCGCCTGAGCTTCTTTGTCCGATCTATTAGTTAAGTTATAATTAAATTCTAAACTTGTTTTATTTATGCCATAATTCTCAAAAGCAGGAGCAGATGAATCAAACTCTGTTTTGATAAACTTAGGAGATACTGGAATTTCAAAATCAAGATCTGGTTGAAAATAAAAAGATCTTGTAAATAAAGAGTTGTCTCCAGTTGGTCTTTGATCATGAGTTGGAACCACATTATCCAATCCTGTATACCAATAGTAACCTTTATCGCTTTCTATATTTGTGTTATAATAAACAACGTCATTTTTAAAATATGCTTTATTTTCATCAAAAAAAGAAGTAACTTCTTTTCCAGTAACTTGATAACCTCTATAATCTAAACTTGAATCGTATGCGGCTATACATTTTATAGAAATTCTATTTAAATTAGCCTCAACTGAATTATACTGCAAATCAGAAAAATATATTTTAGAATTATTTTTATATGGATAAAATAAATCAATTGATACATTTTCATAAGAATCAACAATTGTTTTTGGAGTGTATTCAAAAGTATTTTGAAAAAATCCAATCAAACATTTTGCTTGAACATCTGTAAGACCATCATAATTTAAATTAAATTGTGTATTTAAATTATTTATATTAGGAATTACATTCGTAAAATAACTATCACCATAATCTACTCTTGCAGCTTTTGTCGAAAAATTAGCTGAACAGCCATATGTCTTATTAAAAACTGAATCAACATTTTTAGTCAAAAACTGAGAACCTGTTATATTTATAGGTGAATATCTATAATCAGAAGCTGTAAAGTTAGAATTACTAATGTATAAACCATCGTCATTAGTAAAATGCTTTTCAAATAAGTATTTTTCCACAGCAAGAATATCATTATCATTAGGAACTTTAGCGAAGCCTAAAATTTCATAATAAGAAATATTCGATGCATTATAATTATATATACCATTCTGAGAAGGATGTGAGTTAGCAGATGCACCAATCATTAAACCGCTACATCCAGAATGAAAATAATTACTAGTTGTATTTAATAACTCATAACCATTATTTCTTAAGCGCAAATTATTTGTAGTATTATTTTTAATTATAGATACTATATTTTTATTTTTTAAAACTTTAGATGCTGAAAATGCAGAATTAACTGTTATTGGAGAATTGTCTGCAATACCAGTAGGATCAATTATAAACTGCTGAGATGATGATGGAACACTTGTATTCCAACTATATATTTCATTGTTACCAGATACTCCCAGGAATCCACTTGTTGCGTAAGTTGTGGCATATAGATCAGTATCAATAATTGCAGAAGTGTTTGGTTTGATAGTCGAACCATAATTACCCTGCCTCAAATCTTCAAACTCATAAACAATAAACCAACAACGATCTCCAGTTAAAAAACCGACAAAGCCATCACCTGTTGTATATAAATTATTAACAATATATTTTTCAAAATTTGATTCAAAAGTAATTGAATTTTTATTTTGATCGTAAAATGGTCTAGTGTTTGCAGAAGGATTATCATTATTTAAATCCTGAGCAACTTCATGACCAACAGCAACATTATACCATTTATAAACTTTACCAGAAGCATCAAATTCTAAATTATTTAAATTATCTAAATTAAACCAAGCGTATAAACCAGATAAATTAGTTGGATCTTTTGCGTCTCCTGTAAAATACTCAAAATCAACAAGATCATATTTCGTATAAGAACTTCCAGTTGTGAAGTTTTTTATACCAGTAACTGAAAATTGTGTATCTAAAAATTTACTCATAATGTGCTTCTTAATGGAGCGACTCTTTGATTAATTGAAAGTGTGCTTTGTAATAAACCATTAGAATCCACATTCAAAGAACGTGAATCTATTTTACCAGATATAGTAAACGTATTTAATAAATTATTTTCATAATCTTTCAAATATAAATCACAAACAGTATCGGTCCCTTCTATATCAGAAACGTTTGATTTTTTAAAATAATTACCATCAACTGTTACAGATTTTGCTCTATTTATTTTAGCTACTCTAAATGGAGTTATTTCTCCATTTTTAAAAAATGGAACTCTATCACAACTTTCATTATATGAGTAAGAAAATATTTCTGAAAATCCAAAAACATTAGATAAGTCAGATATATAAGAATTATTTGAATGCGAAATATATGATAAAGGCTGCACCAACGGACCAGTAGGACCACTTGGACCACCAATAGATTTATTTTTTAAATCGTATGTACTATTAGAACTATTTATTTTGCCATACCAATCAAAATCAATATTTAATAATATAGGAGAAAATTGACTAGCAGTAAAAGCCAAGCTTTTTATGTAGCATTGATCTATCGCTACTCCACCAAAACTACAATTAACACTAGATTCAGTTGAATTAATTATGTTTAAATAGCTTGGTAAAGCACCAGTCAAATAAAATTCTGTAGAAAGACTACCTATGACCGTTTCTTGCGGAGCGTATCTAAGTAAACTACCATCAGCTAATAAAACAGGTTGTATATTAGATTGTAATGAAATCTTTACAGAAGTAGAATAGAATATATCATTATCTATTCTAAAATCTAAATTTTCATATTTAATAAATTTAGTCATTAAACAACAATATATTTTAAAGAACTAGTCATCTTAACTGGAATATTCAAAGGAGTAAAATCTGATTTAAATAATCTATATTGTAATAATTGACCAGAAGTAAAAGTGCCGAAAGTTGGAAATACTATTTCTGCTATTTGGTTTGTATTCAAAGTAACCGTTCCACTACATTTTACATTTGCATAATCACCAGTCGTACTAATATTGTTATACCCATTTACAGATGTTGTTGCTGGTGTTATTGCATAAAATTGAAAAACAACATTTGAAGATATTGTATCTGATGTGAAGAATTTAATTCTTTCTAATTTACCATTATACATTGCAACACCAAATGGTGAATCATTATTGAAATTACCACTGCTAATTGCGGATGAACCATTTGTTCCAAATGGATCAATATAAAGATTTGATGTACCAGTTAATCTTGACTGATAAACTTCAACAAACTGACCTTTACAGTACGAAGAGTTTGTTGTATATCTTCCATCTATATCAAAATCTCCAGCGGTTGATAATTTTGCAACAACATTTGGACTAGTTCCAAAATATCCTCCTTTTATGAAAACAAAATCATCAGAACCACCAAAAGTGGTATCATTATAAATATTTCCAATTGACCATTTATCAGTATCTACAGCACTATCATATCTTGAAAAAGTTGCAAACGAATTTCTTGGTCCAGTATCGCCACCTCCTAAAGCTTTATTAGAAGCTATTATTACTTCACAAGTTTTAGCTGTACCAGTTGTTGCAAAATGAGCAACTGTTTCAGAAGAAATTGTATTAACGTCTAATTTATATTGTGGACTACTTATTCCTAGACCTAGCGAACCATCTCCAGCATGACTGTAAACAAGATTTGAAGTTGAATCGCTAAAAGATGCTCCTAAATAAGTTTTATTATTTATTACTCCAAAATATCCAGAATCAACCGTATTGCCTAAAGCTAATACAACATTATTTGTATTACCATCTAATCTAGCAAGTATTCCTGAACCACTTATATTTAATGGAGCGTATGGAGTTGTTATATTGATACCGACCTTTGGAGATAATAAATCATTATCTACATAAATAGCATTATATCCAAGTCTTACATCTCCTAAATTATTATAATTTACTGAAAAAATTTCATCTGTGGCATTTGTTTTTATTTCTCCATTATAAGGATCAAAAATTATAGAATTACCTGAATTCTGAAATTCACAAAATTCTCCACTTACTAAAAATTTTCTACTTAAAGACCCTGTTGTTCCATGTATAGCAAAATTACCGCTTTGATCTATAACCATTAAATTTGTAAAAGTAGAACCACCATTAACTGACGATTCTAAGTATAATTTAGTGTCATTTGGTTTTTTTGCAAATTGATAATAAGTAGAAGGATCAGTTATACTTATACCAATTTTTCTAGCTGCACTTGATGTGCTTAATCTAATTTGACCAGACCCATTAGTTGCGCTTGTATTATCAGCCACATCTAAAGAAACAAATGGAGTTTTATCATTAATGCCAACAAATCCGTTGCTTCCACTAACAGTTAATCCAACTAAACCAGCACTTTCAAATAATGATATGCCACTAGCATTTTGAGCGGTTAAAGAATTAAAAGATTTAGCTAATTCAAACCTTTCAATCTTATTATTATTAGTAGATGTAGAATCAGATATTAAAAATATATCTGTATCTACAACAGCACTACCTAATTTTGCCGACAAGCTTGAAAGTGTTAATGACATAAATTAATTTAAATATCCTTTGTAATTTAATTTTACACTTAAAATATCATCCGCATTTGAACTAAATTCTTGATTCACTAATTTAAAATTATTAAACGATTGACTAAATAGAGTTACACCAACAGATTTTCTTGCAACAAGCAGATCGCCTAAACCTATATCTAAATTTTGTCCTCCACCTATAGATAAAAACTCATCTTGAAAAACAACTCCTTTTATTAATAATGAAAAAGAAGAATCAGCATCGTTATTTAATTGTTCATACACCTTTCTAGCCGCATAATCATCAACTTCAAGATTGAAACTGACTCCTATTTCAATAGGTAAATCTGAAAGAACTTCGTAAGGAATATAATTATTAGAGCTTTGTAAAATATAAATTGGTTTTTTAGGACAATTTATCGAATAATCAAAACTGGTTATTCTATTGGAGCTAGAACCACTGCATGTAACTGTAATATCTTTAACTTGAGGCACAGTCATATATCTTGTTTGCCTAGTTCCATATGCAGAATATCCTGATCCAATATCTCCAAAAATTTGTATATTTGCAGAAGTTTGAGGAACTTCTCCTACAGAACACGACAAACCAAAAGAATTTAAGTATCCACTTTCAAAACCAATTGATTTATTATTATAATTTATACTACCAGCAAAAGATAGTGCTTTTAAGTCATTTTTTTGACCAGTATAATTTAACAACGGCTCATTATATAACAAATATTTATTTATATTAAATTCTGCTGTAGGAACATCAGCAATAACCTGTTTATTATAACCTAAACCAATCGTATTAATTGGGGTGTAGTTTATGCTATAAGAACCATCAACTGAGGTCACACCAGAAATGGCTTGACCATCAAGATAAAATGTATTTTCGTAATTTAGTATTGCGTTTTTCATTATTATGCTTTTCTAGTACCAGCTAACGAACCGCCAAATCTCTGTTGATCACGAATAACGTCAAGAACAGCACCATATATTCTATTATTAAGATTATTAGATAATTCAACATCTTGCTGTTTATAAGATGTGCTATTCGCCCCCATTTGAATAGTTCCATCTCTATTTACAGTAGTATTAAAATTAAATGCATTATTTGCGTTATTATTATTTACAGTGTTGGAATTATTATTAGCTACTGGAGACATTCCACCAGCTTGCATTCCTGTTCCATATTTTTTAACCATTGGTGAATTATATAATCCACCTTCCATATAACCAGGAATTGTGTCAGATAAGCGAGAACCAATTAATCCTCCAGTTTGACGACCTCTTACTTTTGGTGGCAGAATAGATCCAAAACCAGTTCTAGGTGTTTTAATCGTAGACATTCCAGAAGGACTAATATAACCAGAAGAAACAAGTTTTTGAAAACTACTTACTTCAGCTTTAGATAAACCAGTTTCAGCGTATAATTGAGGAGTATCTTTATATGTAGATAATCCAGCAGAAGCAATTGCACCTGTTCCACTTTGAACCATTTTTTCTGCTGCTTTAGCTTGCATATTACCAGCCATATTTTGTAAACCAGCCCCAATTCCAACAGCCGCAACAGATGCGACAAGAGATCCAACCATTTGAGCGGTTTGAGCTTGTCTAGCGCGTTTCTTTTGACGCGCTTCTTCAGCTTTTCTTATTTCTTCGTCGCGCAATTCTTTATATAAAGAACTATTTTCTAGACCAAAAGTTGTCATACCTTCTTCCATAGCTTTGATATCACTCAATTCTGCATTGAATGATCCGCCACTAGCGAATCTAGGAGCCATAGAAAAATTAAGAGTATCTAAAGCTGCTGGACCACCCATAGCCATTACTGCTCTTCTGTTTAACACATATTCTCCATTCTCAAGTAATGCTGGATATTTATCGCCAGTACCTGTTCCAGAAATATACATGCCTGACTGTGCGCGAATTACTCCACCTTTTTGAGCTTTAAATAAATTTTCGAAACCAAAGCTGCCAAGAATTTGACGAGTACCAGCTTGCATTAATGTTGTACTTATAGAATCTAAGAAATTTGCAGCAACGCCCATTAAAGCATCGCCTAAATTATCAGATTCTCTTATAGCTGCTTTAATACCATTAACCATTCCATCAGCAAACATACCAGGAAGATCTCTACCAAGCTTACCAATCATTAAATTGCCTTCATCACTTAAAGATGATAATCCAGATTTCAACTGTAATCTAAAATTTCTAGCTTCTTGCAATCTCTTAATTTCAAGACTGTATACATAATCTGCTGTTTTTATGTCTTCTTTATTTTTTTCTTTTGAGAGGTTATAGGTTGTATTTGCTGCTTTAATTTGTTCTTTAAAATTTTGTCTATCAAGAGGATTGATAAAACTAGTATCAGATTTTTCTACAAATTCTTTTATTTTTTGTAGACGTTCTTCTAAAGTAAGATTTTCAGAAATTAATGATTGTTCTAAAGTTTCTAAAGAGCTTATCGATGTATTATTTAATTTTTTATTTAAATCAGCAATCATAGCCATTGACTGATTGACTTGATCTCGTTGAGCTTGTTGAAATTCTCTATCTATATCTAATCTAGCAGATTGATCGCGATATTGAGCAGATTGAAATGGTTTTCCAAAAAACTCACTCATTCTACTTTGCTCTTCTAAAGATATTTTTCTTCTTTGAATTTGAGCAGTTATTCCAACTTCTCCTAATCTACTTTGATTTAAATAATCATTAATATCTCTTTCAATTTTTTGTTTTAAACTGACGAAATCACCAAAAGTCGCTGCCATTCTTGCAGCAGCTTTTTTACTAGATTCTTGTGAAGCATCTAACTCATCTAAAAATTTTTTAAAATCATTTAATATAAACTGACCTTTGAAATTACCAGTTTGTCCAAGCTCTCTTATGCTAGTTATCAATGTGTCTATATCATTTCCCTCTACCCCTCTATCTATTAAAATAGATCTTATTTGATTTAATGCTGATTCTCTATCTTTTGTAGCTCCACTTTTGCCAACGGTTTGAATCAAACCAAATAGTTCATCATCTGGTTTAAAAATTTTTTTAAAAAATCCAGAAATATCTGCTCCTCCTGAAAGTTTCAAATATTCTGATGCAACATCAGACATTTTATAATTTTGAATTTTTCTAGGACCAGATTCAATCGCCATATTAGCCGCCATTCCAACAAGCGATAATGACGCAAAACTTTTTGCTACATATTTTCCTATATCTAAACCTTGTAAACCTAAATCAATTCCTTTTTTCAATCCATTCATTATAGAATCTTGTAATTTCTGCGAAGCTTCTTCGTAAACTGTATTTGCAGCTAAAATATCACTATCTAATTGCTGTTGTTTTTCGGCATCGCCAAAACCAAAAAAATTTTGAATATCTAAAAATTGCTGCTTAAAACCAAGTATAATCATTCTTAACGAAGAACCTAAATAATCGCTTAAACTTGTAAATGAACTTTTCAAACCATCTATAAAATTAAAAAATGGATCTTTAATTCTATCAACGATAGTTGTAAATATCGTACTCGTACTTTTAACTATGTATTTAAAACCATCAACTATTGCAGTGCCTAAAGTAGTAAATGCATCTACAGTCATATTACCAAAATCTAAAATAGCTTCACCAGCTTGTTGTTTAAATTTATCAAAAAATGAAACTTCTTTACCACCCTTTGTTAATTTTTCAGATGCTGATAAAATTGCTGTTTGCGTAGCAGCTTTTTTATTCATATCTGAAATTAAAATATCTAATTCTTTAACAGATTTGCCTTCGGTAATAGCCTTTAAATTTTGAGAAGAAAGACCTGAAAACGAAGTAGCTAAATCTCTTGTATATTTTGATTTAGATATTTCATCTCCACTTTCAGTAGCAAGAGCGAGTTGCTCTAAATTATTTTTATAATCAGTGATAGCATTTGTTTGTTTGGCATTAGTTTCAGATATTTTTTCTTGCATTTCTCCAATACTTAATTTAGCAGCTTTTGTCGCTTCTGAAAATGCAATCAAACCTCCAACAGCAGCACCTATCGCTGCACCCCAACCAGGTAAAATCATGTTTCCTATAAAAGCACCAGTAGAAATAGATGTAATACCAGTATTAGCAAAACTTTGTTTTTTTCTTTCAGATTCGGTTAATTCATAACGTTTTTTATCTCCATAAGCAAATTGTGAACCAACTGCTCCAGCTATTTGTGGCATTATCATTGCTAACACTGGATTAGCAAAAGCTTTAGATAATCCACCGCCAATTTTTGAAAACATTCCAACATTAGGTCCAGATGACATAACTGGAGGTTTTGATCCACCAGATGACTGTCCTTTACCAAACATACCACCAAAAGACAATTTTAAGTTATTAGATAAATTTCCAACTGATGTTTTAACATTTGCAGAACTTGTTTTTAGTTGAGCGGTCGCAGATTTTGACGCATTTTCTATAATATCAGCGAAATCAGCCCCAAAAACAGCTATATATTGATAAGCGTTATTAATTTTTCTTAATGCGTCTTGAGCTAATTTTTCTGCTTGAGAGGCAATTTGTTGGGGATTGAAAGACGCTGTTCCACCAGTATTATTAGTTTGTTGGGATTGTTGATTTCTTTGAATTCTTCTTCTAGCAGATCTACTATTTGCAAAATTAGGAATAAAACCATCATTCATTAATCCAGCAGCTTTCTGCCCTCTCATTGAATCACTCAATGCATTACCCAAACCACCATGATCAGCAATTGCGGAACTAAATGTTGGTTGACTGCTATTTCTAATATGTGGAAAAGGCTTAGTATCAAAGATGGCTTTCTCGCCGCTCATGCTTTCTTCAAGACCTATGACTGCTTGTTTATATGCAAAATTAGGAATAAAACCACTAGCAGCATTCATTCTCAAAAATTGAGGATTTTTAACATACTTATCCAACAACATATTTGTTTCATTAGACAATTCTTTAACAAAATTAGGGGTATTCTTTAGCATTTCAGAATAACTTGTTCCAGCTAACTGAATGAAATTTTTACCAAATACAGATGGCAATTGATTTTGATTTCCAGGTTCATTGAAAATCATGATCGCTTCTTTTATTTTAGCAGCTTGTTCTGGATTAGTTTTAGCAACTCTATTATATTTATCAGTCATATGTTTAGCAACTGAACCACCTGATAAATTAATTTTTGGAAAACCTTTATAATCAACACCAACTATTCCAGCTTTTTGTAGAAAACCTGCATCAAAAGCGGTTTGATCACGAATTGCTCCAGGTTGTAATACGCTACCTGCAACTAATTCACCAAATATATTTGATTGATTTACTAATTGTAACGCTCTTCTTCCAAAAACTTCGTATAATGAACCAAAAATATTAGGATCACCCTGTTTATCGGCATTTTTGGCGGTGCTTCTAAATTGAGTTTGTCTAAATGTATCTACATCACTAGCTTTAGAGATTCCTAATGTAGGTTGAATATTATCATAAACTGGATTAGCAAATTTTTTAAACCAAGGAATTCTCATTGCACTCGTAGGGGGAGCAAAATTAGGAATAAAACCAGAATTAGAAAAATTTGGTATTGTTACATAATCGTCGATGAAAGACAATTTTAAATTTTTATACCATGAATCTGTCGTTAATCTATTAGTATTCTTTTTATCTTTTAACAGACGTTGTAAATTCTCAATAACATCTGGTCCTAATTGAGCATCAATACTTGCATTTAAATTATCTTTAGTGATTGAAGATTTACTAGATATTAAAGATGGTTTAGATGGTAGAAAATCATTTAAATTTATAGTATCTGATTTTATTTTGTTAGCGCGAGTTATTAATTTTCCATAAGTTGCGCTGTCTAAAGAGCCTACTAATTTTTTAACTAAATCTCTTTGAGTATCTTTTGATGATTTTATTTTTGCATCTCCATAAATACTTAAAGGATTTAAACTTATTTTATTTTTATCTTTTAATGTTGCCTCTGTAAGAGAATTCGAAGGATGAGGAAAATCCAATAAAGCAGTACCAGCAGTTGTTTTTTCATTGATCAAATAAAAATTTACTAATTTTTCAAATTCTTTTCCTCTTGCTCCTAAATCAACACCTTTAGCAAAATTAGGAATAAATCCACCAGCCATATATGGATCAACACCTGTTCTACTTATAGCATTCTGTCTATGTGCGCGACCAGCTTTTGAATTAGCAGGAGGATTTATGAAAGGTTGAGCAAAACCTGGAATATATCTTACATCTTCAGCGGTATTCATTACTCCACCGACTGGCGAAGGAACAACTGCGCCCGGAGTATAACCACCAGCTTTTGCACCAACTACTTCTGCTAATTTTGTTGCAGTTGGAACGTATCCACCAGCGCGAGTAACTTGTAATCCAGCTGAACCTTTTACTCTAACACCTTGTCCAGCTAACTGAGTAGCTAATTGTTTTGCTAATGCAGATTGTTGTTGATATTCTGCTGTTTGTTGTCTAGCTAGTTGTAATAATAATTGAGCTTGTGCTGCTTGATTTCCCATTGTTCCAGCAAGAGCTTGAGACACAGGCCCTTGTTGCTGCATAATCTGTAGAATAGATTGTTCAATATTTTTTCTATTCTGAGTTTCAGTAGTGATGCCAGCAATCTGCGGCAAAGCTTGAGTGAGGAATGAAAAAGAATTTTGTATTAGCTTAAAAAGCGTAAAGAAAGCCGCAATAGCACCGGGACCAGCGATAACATTTCTAATACCTTTTAATAAACCATTTGCAAATGTAGAACCAATTCCTTCTCCTTCAAGAATTTCATTCATGCTCTCGACAAGAGATTTTAACTGTTCTGTACCATATCTAGCTAAAGGTTCAAAAGTAACTTTACCAATATTATTTGCTAATTGTTGTGCAGATGTTGCTGTTTGACTTAGTAGAGCATCAAGAGTTTGATTTAATTTAGCGGTAGCCATTTCAGCTTCATTAGTTGCACTTGCTCCGCGCTGCAAAGCTCCAGCATAAACTCCTTGAGATTTATTTAAATCATTAACTATAGCTTTAAGAATGTTAACTTGATAAACGCCAGCGACTTGTTCAGATAATTGCGCTCTTTGCGCGTCTGCTAATCCTTTATAAGCTCCAGCAAAATTTTGAAGAATAGTAACTGCTGGTAAAATATTACCCTGAACATCTCTAACGGCTATATTAAAAGCTTCTAATTGATCAAGAGTTTCACTGCGTTGTAAACGAGTAAAAATTGTTTTTAATGCGTTACCAATTACCGCGCCACCTCTAGCTGTACTTTGTTGAGCTGAAGTTACTAATGCATTTAACTCATCTAAACTAACACCAGCTTCTTGTGCTGCTTGACCTGTACGAGAAAGAGCTTCAGCAAGATCGCCAGCACCTACAGCAAAATCTTGTTCAACAGCTACTAATTTATTTAAAATTTGAGATGTTGTAACTCCTGTTGCAGCAAATCCGTTTACTGTAGAAGTTAAAGCATCAACAGCATTTGCTGTGCTGATACCAGCTAGTCTTGTTAATGTAAGCGCGTCTTTTGTTCTTTGCAATGTATCTTCCGCTTTCAAACCTTGACGAGAAAACTCAAGAGCAGCTTTAGAAGCTTCATCAAATGTAGAAGCTGTTTGTTTAGTTACATTAAAAAGATCTGTACTAAATTTTTGCAATTGACTTGTTGTTAAACCAAATACACGATTAATATCAGCAAGATTTTTCTCAACTTCTATTGTAACTGTTGCTAATTCTTTGAAACTTCGAATTACGCCACCAAGAACAGCAGTAGAAGCACCGAATGCAATAACGCGAGCATTAGAAGCCGCCAACGCCGCTTCGAAATCTTTAACGTCGCCAGTTATTCTTCCTAATGGCTGAGAAAAAGCTCTAGCATTAATACTCAAATTTATCTGATTGTTGTTCGCGAATCTTTGATTATACGCTTGAACACCAGCTTGAATAGAAGCTACTAATGCGGCTTGATTAGCTGCGACATTAATTTGTACTGCCATATTCTTTATTTACACGTTAAAATATTTATTAACCGAATATTTTCATCATATCTTCCATACTCAATGAACCACCTTTCTTCTTGGCCTCATCAGCAAGAGAAAGAGTCTTTTGACCTTTAGCTTTCAAGCCGACATATTCAAGATCCTCAGAAGTAGCACCAACAATTGAGGTAGCTTGATTATCTTTATTATTTTTATTTTCCATCATCTTTTTAGCATTTTCATTTGCATTAACATAATCAATGATTTTATCTGGATCATTTTTAATCTCTTGAGGCATTTTATCATTTTGCTGAAATACGTTCCTAAAAAATCTTGCATAAATAAGCAATTTTACTTGATTATAAGTAAGTTCACATGCTGATTTTCCAAAAAATTCAGTAGGATTTTCAGCAAAAGGCATATATAAATTAAAAAAATCTTGCAAAACAAGATGCTGAATAGTGTTGTCATTTATATTTTTATAAATTTCTGCATACTGTTTAATTATAATTGATAAAGTTTCAGCATCTATATCATCAAATTCATGTTCCTCAAAAGCTACTTTCGACAAAGCTTTGTCTTTATAAAGACATTTAAGAATATAAAAATCATTAACCCTTTCTTCAGCATAACTTTCAGCAGTTCTTTGAAAAAATGATGCTCTAGTATTTTTTAAATCATTTAAACGTTTTTGCGCTGTTTCAATATCAGCGTTTACTCTCATTATTTCAGATTTTAAAAATAATGATTTCTTTTGTTTATTGAAGTTTTCAATTAAATCTTCTTCTTGTTTAATCAAAGATTCTTGGCTTTTAGTCCATTGTTTTTCTTCGATAAGACGTTTTAATGTTTCGTCATTAGTTGGAACGCCGCGATTTTTCGCTTCTTCGAAATAATAATCATATATCTGATCAATATCAACTTGATCTTCTAAAGACAAGTGCTTTAAATAAAAAAGATTCTCTAAAACTTTTATTTCAGAGAATCCATTTTTTATATCCCTAAAAGCTTTTTTATACTTACTCTGTTGGGATTGTTCCATCTATTTCTCCAATGATTCTATCGAATTCTTCCTTTTCAGTGTTGCTCGTAAAGA